CGTAGCAACCTTGGAACTGGCAACATCCAAATCAATATTGCCCATCACTTCATTTGCAGAAGTAATGAAGTCCCAGCTAGAGATCAGCTCAAGGTCTTCCCTCAGACCTTTTCTGATATCTGGTATTGCCATTATTTCTCAGACTCTTTGTTGTAGTCGACTTCAAAATAACGGATTCCCTCTGCGTCATTGATGATATAGCCAGCTTTTTCTTCTGGATCAATCTTTTGTGCTGCAGCAAGAATACGTCGGAATGACTCAGCCATGTCTCCGTCGTTGCTACGCTCACAATCTTCTTGTGCAGCGTGGATTTCTTTTAAGGTCCAGAAGAACATGGACCGCTCACGGTTTTGGGGCTGGAACACCATGACCCCTGGTCCTTCTGCTGCCCACATTTTTACGTATTGTTCGCCCATATCACCCAATACCAACCTAACGACGGTATCGAGAGATTTTTCAGCGATGCTACCTTCAGCTCCATTGAGGGCTGCAGCAATTAATTTTTCTCTACGATTCACTGTTTTATTAGACCGTGTTTTACCAGGGATTCTAGAAGTTTAGGCAGAGGTTTGTAAATGACAACCAACTTGCCGAGGTTGCCTCTTTTCTTAATTAATTTTCCGTTTTCATCTTTTAGCTTGTCAAATTCACCAGAACGTATAAGATATTCCGCCACGCAACGTAACCTACGTTTAAGCGGAAGCTCTGCAGAAGGAAACTTACCACAAATCGTGTCGGGTTCCATGTCCTTAAAAGCCAGTCGTAATCGATTGGCTAACGTCATATTTGAATTCTCGTCTTCTTCTTCGTAGTTGCGAACGTTCTCTAGATATCGACGCAAGCAACCGTCGTCAAAAGAACCCTCTGGCGGTAAAAACATTTCTACTTGAAAAGACAAGGAAGCAGGAAGAACTTCCTTGTGATTTTCAAGGGTTACCAGCGACAGATCTAAATCTTTAAACCGATGTGCCATTACGCTTATCGTGTTGTTCACTCAGACCCTCTCTTTTGTACTTGGGTTTTCTTTCTTGGAAATCTTCTGATTGGACCACGCGGTTTTTAGCAAAAGATTGAACAAGACGATTCCAGGGGACTCGAATCAATGCCTTCTTTTTTTCTTCAGGTCGGACATTGACGTAATGAACACCAACCTTCCAGCCCTTATCGGGATGCTTTCTGCCGATGGCAATCCAGTTCCTGATGGTTTGATCTGAAACCTGGAGACGACGAGCACATTCTTCCGTAGAGATGTATTCGTCGGTAAACAATTCAGGTGACAACTCCTGAGGAGTATCTCCCTGTTGGCTATGCCATATTGAATTTAACGCATTTTTAATTGCTTTTAATTCATGCGCCACATCCTCTAATCCTTTCCTAATTCCGTACTGCATGTCTCAGTTTGTTTTGTTTAAATGCTAATGTATGGGAAAAGGTTTTGTTAGTTCAATGGAAGGCGTTCCTCAATCCCAGGAGCCTCTGGCATCGGTTCCTCCCCTGGAACCATTTGTTCAACGTCAGGAACAGGAATTTACGCCTGAATACTTTCAGGCACTTAAGGCTAAGGCCCGGGAAGACGCTGTTCGTCAAGTTATGGAGCAACGTGCTCAACAAGCACAGCGATCACAGCAACAAGTTATTCCTGCTCAACCGCAAGTTGTTTATGTTCGTAGGAACTTGACCGTTGCAGAGGTTATTTTAGTTTTTGCTTTGTCTTGTGGCATGGTTGTTGGCCTGCAAGCAGGCTGGAGTTTTGCATCTAATTTGCTTCCAAAGATTGAGATACGTGTAAAATAAGCTGAATACAGATCGCCTATAATTCAATTTATAGGCTTTTTGGTTTAGTAGGTGGCTAATAGGCGCGTAACAGAATTACCAGCTATTCTGTCATCAAATATTGATGACAGCGATCTTTTAATGATCGTTGATGTAGCAGAAGTAGATCCGGGTCTAAAAAATAAAAAACTTACTTTTGCCACTACAAAACAATACTTTAACGGTTATTACCTTCAGCTCACTGGAGGAACAATTGCTGGCTCTTTGATCGTTGCGAATGACTTAACCGTTAGTGGTACTTTTACACCAAATATTTTTAATGTTACCGGTAGCGCTACGATTGGTACGCTTACTGTTACTGGCAACGCAGAAGTACAAAACATATTAAGCGGAAACATTATCACCGGTAATTCAATTCAAGCTACAAACTTGAATGCAGTTACCGGAAACATTACAAATTTAATTAACGGCACAGCAACAATTGGCACTGGTAACTTTACCAGGCTTAGCGGTCAACTCATTACAGGCAATACTGCGTCCATTGGAACTGGAACTGTATTTAGTCTGACCGGTACAAATGCAAATATATCTAATATTTCCGGTACCAATATTACCGGAACGCAAATCGTTGGGACAACTCTTGTTTCGGGTGCAACAGTAACTGGAGATCTTGTTAAAGCAACAACGATAACTGGAATTTCGGGTGTATTTACCTCTAATCTTTCCGGTGCAACAATTACCGGAAATACAGTAAAAGCAACAACTTTAACTGGGATATCCGGAACATTTACTTCTAGAGTTTCAGGTGCCACCATTACAGGTGACACAATTCTTGGGTCTTATATTACAGGCGTTAGCGGAACATTTTCTTTCTTCTCCGGTGTTACTTTTACAGGAACTACCGGAAACTTTAATGAGATTAATACTCAAACTTTAGTTGCAACCACGCAAGTTTCTGGTTCAACCATTACAGGTGATACAGCTAAGTTTTCTAATGTAACTGGAATCTCTGGAGTCTTTACAACTTCTATTTCCGGAGCTGTAATTACAGGTGATGTTGCAAGATTTACCAACATCACTGGAGCAACGGGTACGTTTACAAGAGTATCTGGGTCAACTATTACAGGGCAGACAGGTTTATTCTCAGTTGTAACTGCATTAACAGGTACATTTACTGAAACGATTAATATTCCAACAATTGCTACAACTGGCGATATTGTCGCAGGTAAAAATTTAATCATCAGTGGAAGTGGCACCATTTCTTCTGGTTTAACTGTTAGTGGAACAATCTCTGGAGAAACTCTAACAGGGATTACTGGCATTTTTGGTGACCTAACAGGAAACCAAATCTATGGCTTGACATTTGTTTCTGGCTTCACAGTCACTGGTGTAAGCGGAAACTTTACTCATGTTAACGGTCAAAGTGGCGTCTTTAGTAATTACTTAAGTGGTGCTTCAATTACCGGTGACCAATTCAGCGGTACGTCCGGAACGTTTACCAGTGGAATCTTTACTGGTGTTTCTGGTTTAACAGTTACCGGTCAAACTGGTTTATTTGCGAACCTAACTGGTGTTTCAGGAACGTTTACTACTCGAGTATCTGGTTTAACTGTTACCGGTCAAACTGGTTTATTTGCAAATTTAACTGGAGTATCTGGAACATTTACTGATCAAGTTTCCGGTGCTTACATTACAGGAAACTTAATTGAAGCTGTAACAGTTACTGCAGTAACTGGTAACTTTACTACTGCTAATTTTACTGAAACAACCACTGGATCTGTTATTGCCAACGGTTCCGGTCATTTTGGAAATACACTTCAGGGTGCGATTCTCAAAACTCCTTACACCTTAACGGGAATCAATACATATTATGTTTCCAGTGGTACTAATGGCTTCTCAATTGGTAGCACAGCGCTTGAATCTGGTGCAATTGTTGATGTTTCTTCCGGGTCTACCTGGTACATCTATGACGAAGATACTAACCGGAAGTTAGTTGTTGAGGTTACTGCTGACACAAACGCAATCCCAGGGGCATTACATGTTCTCTTCTCTGGGGCAACAATTACCCTGCCGAGTTCACCGACGACTGGGGATTGGGTCAAAATTATTAACAGAAGCAACACAATTACAAGTGTTGTTAATCGAAATGGAAGCAAGATTGTTGGTGGCACTGCAAACTTAACGGTTAACACCGTGAATGCCAAATTTGAACTTGTTTACATAAATTCCACGGAAGGTTGGACAATTGCTTGACCAGGCTAAAATGGAAAATATGGCCGACCTTTAGGTAGAAATAATGACCTACGGAACAGTAAAAGCTAAAGAACTAATCTACGAATCGGGGGGTTCTGATGTTGTTTTTACAACTTCAGGTTCCGTACAAAACGGTACTGATTTTAGTGGTGCTATTGTTCAAGGCCAGCTGATTAGCGGCGAAACAATTGTATTAACAGCAGTTACTTCAGGTGCTTTAATTCAAGGCGGTGCACTAAACGTTACGGTTTTATCAGGAATATCTGGAATTTTTACAACCCAGCTTTCCGGTCAAACAATTACCGGAACAAATTTAAACGCAACATATATTACTGGTAATTCCGTTAGTGGAAACACATTAACAACATCAACCGGTGAAATTGGCGATTTAACAGTAACCGGTACAGTTTCTGGAGTTAGCGTAACTGGAGATGCAGGTTCGTTTTCAACTTTAACTACAACTAGCGGTGTTTTTACCTCTGAAGTTTCCGGCACTACTTACAAGGCGAGTGGAGACGTTACTGTCATCACCAGTTCTGGAAATGTCAAAGCATACGGTCAATTATCTTTCCCGCCCCTAACAGGAACGTCTGGCCAGCTTTTAACAAGTAACGGCGATGGCAACACTAATTGGGAAACGGATGTTTATGCCGTAGAAATCGTGACAGGACCAGTCACTGGAGAAGCAGGTAAAACATACGTGATTACATCTGGTACAACATTGACTTTGCCAGCATCTCCAACTACTGGAAATTTCTTAAGCATTATCAACAGAAGCAATACTGTTACAGTAACAATTGCCCGCAATGGAGAAAGCATTATGGGTTCCGCTACAGATTTAACAATTGACAACGTAAATTTCAGAGCAGATTTTATTTATTACGGCGGGTCAGAAGGCTGGGTATTTATTTAGATTTGACATTGTAGAATTAAAAATAATAGAACCAAAGCCTGGGCGCATTAAATGGCTTACGGAAGTATTAAAGCCAATACAATTATTTTTAACTCAGGCGGTGGTGACAGAACCATTGACCTGACAACCCTGCTTGCAAGTGGTAGTGACTTTAGTGGCGGTGTAATACAAGCGACAAGTTTTACTGGTGTAACTGGAGTTTTTACAACAAGTTTATCTGGAGCATCGATTACAGGATCAACAGGAAACATTGATGTAATCACTGGTGTTTCCGGTATTTTTACAACTTCTGTATCAGGTGCTTCAATCACTGGTACAAATGTTAACGTAACCAATATTACGGGTCAGTCAATTAGCGGTGTTACTTTTGTTGCTGGTAGCGGTGACATTGGTGACGTTATAACTACTGGAACTGTAAGTGGTGCCTCAATTACAGGAACCACTGCAAGTTTTACAAATGCTACTGGTGTTAACGGTGTATTTACTACCGAGATTTCAGGCAATCTCTACAAATGCAGTGGCGACGTTACTGTTATCAGCGGTTCTGGTGATATTAGGCCGTATGGTTTGTATTCTTTCCCAACAACAGTTGGAACTGCAAACTACGTTTTAAAAACAAATGGAGACGGAACAACCGATTGGGTTGCCTTTAGTAATCCAACGGTATTCCAAATTAGCGGAATCTCTGGAGATACAAATGCCGTAGCAAGTACCTATTACGTTGTGCTTTCAGGATTAACTTTAACCCTTCCATCGTCTCCAGCTGCGGGCGATTACGTTGGTATAATTAATAGAAGTAATACTGTTACCGGAACTATTGCTCGAAACGGAAGCAATATTATGGCTTCCGGTGCTGATCTAACTCTTGATGACGTAAACGCTCGTTTCCGTCTTGTTTACGCAGACGCTTCCCAAGGTTGGGTAATTCTTTGAACCATGTCTAATTACTCTGATTTCCTTACAGCTCCAAAAGTCCGAACGGTTTTAGCGCCCGCTCAGAGTGGTTCGCTTACTCCAAATATTGATACAACGGATGTTTTTTACGCAAGTGGAATCACTGGAGCAGTAACTTTTGAAATCCCATCGGGTACGTCTATTGACGGACAGCGTTTAGTAATCCGAGTAGAAGATAATGGTTCAGATCAAACAATTACCTGGACAACAACAACAAGTGGTTATCGTTCTGCGGGAGCAGAACTCCCTGTCACAACCTCAGGTGGTAAAGTAACTTATGTAGGATGTATGTATAACAATACCGACATTTTTTGGGATGTTGTTGCAGTAAGTACAGAAGAGTGATGAGTAGCCATGAAGATTAATTTTGAAATCCCAACACAATACGGAGTATTTCGCGATGCTCTTTACTTGTCAGATGATCATGGTTTAAGTGATCAAGAAATCGAAGCGTTAAAACAAGCACGTGTTGATAATTGGATCTATTGTGTTGAAAACCCGCCAGCAGAAGAACCTGTTGCAGAAACGATAGAGCTTGACGGGATTGTATACGAAAAAATTGAAATTGATGGTCAAATTGTGTTGAAACCGATTAAGGCGTAAAAATGGCAGATCGTTATTGGGTCGGCGGAACGGCAACCTGGGACAACACTCCTGGAACTAAATGGGCTGCTACTTCTGGCGGTGCAGGCGGTGAATCTGTACCAACAGTTGAAGACAATGTCTTTTTTAACGAAGCCTCAAGTGGAACGGTAACAGTGGCGACCACCGGAGGCGGTGCTGGGCCTAAGTATGCTCGTAATTTAAACTTTAGTGGTTTTACGGGAACATTTACAGGGAATGGCGGCGCACGCGTTATTATTTCAGGTGACTTTTCTTTAGATACCGGAGTAACCTGGAGCTATACGAGAGATCTTGTTTTTGCTGGATCCGGAGTAGTTACAACAGCGGGAAAAAGTTTAAGCACATTCATTTATGTTAGTGGTAGTTCTGCAAACGTTACATTTGGTGATGCATACAACGGAGGTGGTAGTAGTGCGTGGTTACGAATTATAGATGGGGGTTCGCTTGATACGGCAGGATATACAACAGCTTTTCATCGTATCTCTGGAATAAGCGGCTCTTTAAGCCTGGGAGCCTCTACACTTTCTTTAGCTAGCAATGGTTTCAACAATCCTGCTTTATCGTTAGTAAGCGGGTTTAATTTTAACGCAGGAACATCACAGATAAATTTTTCAAATTCAAACGATGAAGTCAGGGTGAATTGCTCTGGGGGATTTAATTTTTATGATGTCGTATTTACAGGAGCTAATGGCAATCAAGAACACCTGATTGACGGCCCTAACTCATTTCATAATCTTAGTTTACTTGCAAGTGGTACGTCTAATTTTCTCAGTTTATATCTAGATAGCAACATTACTGTCAGTGGAACGCTTACATGCTCTGGCGTTTCTCCAACAGCACGAACGTTTCTTTTGTATGGAACAAGTGGAACGAAAACGCAGTATTTAAATCCAGGCCAAGGAATTGTTGTCACTGCTTCTTCATTAGTTGCTGCAAATTGTGATTTTAGGGATATTACACTTGCCGGGGCAGCATCAGGATCTGCTCCTTCGGGAGCCGGAGATTGCGGCGGTAACACAGGAATTGTTTTTCCAGTAGCGAAAACTGTTTATAGCGTTGGTTCTGCGACTGATATAGCAGGGACAGGTTGGGCGACCACATCCGGCGGACCCGGTAGCACTGATAATTTCCCCCTGGCACAGGATACTGCGATTATTAACGATGATATGTCAGCCGCAAATTATTCATTGGCCAATAGAAGATATAACTTCGGAACAATAGATGCCACAAATAGAACAACTTCTATTACTTTAAACATTAACACTTCAGTCAGCTATTACGGCTCATTCAAAACCTCCTCAAGTGTTACTCTTTATTCAACGCAAACTGTAAACTTCGCTGGACGTAGTACAACAGACTTTAATGTAACAGGAAACACTCTAACATTTCCTGTTCAGATTGCGATGCCAGGGGGGACCTTTAATCTTGCATCTGATTACATTTCATCAAGAAACCTTACTGTTTTTGATGGCACTTTTAGCACACAAAATTATATTATTTCAGGCAGTGGAGCTATAAATTTTGGCGCTGGAGATAACAAGTATAGCGGTGCAAGTTCAACTTTAAATTTAGGATCATCGACAATATACACTAATAATTTTTACATTTCTGGTGCCTTTGGATCAGGCGTTACCGTAAATCCTGGGACTTCTCAGCTATATATTACGGGTACTTTTTCTAATTTAAGAACACAAGATAACGCAATTACATTAAATGATGTGTTTTTTACTTCTAGTGGCACAGGCCATAGTCGGTTTATTTTTGGAAATAACAGCTTAACAGTAAACAGCTTAAGTGGAACAGCACTAGGAAGCGGGTACACCCGTTATGTGATTGGTTTTACTTCAGGTCTTACAGTAAATAATACGCTTACTATCACAGGTTTATCAGCTACGCAACGTGGTTATATGCAGATGACTGGAGGAGTTTTTACAGTATCAAGCGCTGTTTTAACAAACGTAGATTTTGAAGACGTAATACTTCAAGGCAACGCATCCGGTGTTTCCCCCTCTGGAGCAGGCGACTGCGGAAACAATTCTGGTATTGTATTTCCGGCTCCCAAGACTGTTTATCGAGTAGGAACAGAAACAACCTGGGGCGGCAACAACAGCTGGGCAACCTCCTCGAGTGGTGTGGGTTCAGACGATAATTTCCCCTTGCCTCAAGATATTGCTGTTATCGATGACGGTACGGAATTATCAGGAACATTAGTTTTTAGTTCGCCCAATTATAACCACCCAACTTTAGATTGCACTGGCAGAACGCTTCCTTTAGAGTTGGCACACAATTCTACTATATACCGTTACGGGTCTTATTTGTTAAGCAGTGGTATAACTATTAGCGGTAATAGCCAACAAGCCTTTTATGGCACTGGAACAATGTCTGTTATCTGCGCGGGCAATCAACTTACATATACCGCTATGAGCCGTAGTTATAGTTCTCCAGGCACACTTCAAGCTCAAGACGCGTTTTTATGTAAATCTGCTTTGCAAATACAGCGAGGAACATTTGATGCGAATAATTACAATATAACGATACTACAATTCTCGACCAATAGCAGCAATGGTGTTGCAAGATCTATCATAATGGGTTCTGGTTTATGGACGTTAACAGGCACCTCCAGTGTATGGTCCACAAGTAACACATCAGGATTTGTTGTAGACAAGGGCACGGCAGATATTTTATTATTTACCACTGGTAATTCCACAAGTAAAATGTTTCGAAATAATAACGGTCCTGTTATCAGCCTTAATAAGTTAATTATTGGCGACGCAACGGCAACAGGAACAAAGGTTACCTTGCAAGGAGCTCTTTCCTTTACCGCAATAGAGTCAACAAAAACAGTTTCACATGGCATATATATTTCAAAAGACACACAGTATACCGATGATATTACCATTGGAACCTGGTCCGTCAGTGGAACTTCAGGTAATCCTGTAGATGTTAGAGGCATTACTGGGTTTTATTCACCTTCCTTTACAGGTTATCCATCTGGCGAGCGTAGTAATTTCAAACTCACCAATGCGACAAGCGGCATTGATTATCTTGTTGTTAGAGACATTGGTGAATTAAACGGCTTTAAATTTGCCGTTGGTGAAAACTCAACTGATAGCGGAAATAATTTTAACGTTTATTTTACAGACATACCACCTCCTCCAGCTTCTCGTGGTGGCAACATGTTCTTATTATTTCCATGAGATTTGACTAACGCTTTGGTTGGTATAATTAGTATAGGGAGAAAAAGCAATGGCAAACTATTCCGATTACATTGATCCTGTTGTTTATGACGCTTCACGTAACGTTACTGTTACTGGCGTCATATCCGGTGGTGATATTAAACCCTATAGTTTATTTAGCTTTCCATCCGGAACAGGAACAAACGGAGATGTCTTAGCTACAAATGGAGATGGCACAACTGCCTGGTCTCCTAGCGTATTAGTAAGCGGCAGTGGCGTCTTTGGTAGTGGTGTATTTACCACTGGAATTGTTTCCGGAGGTACAATAACCGGCACAACAGGTTTATTCACCACAATAACCGCTCAAACTGGAAATATTACTGACCTGTACGCGAGTGGTATTTTTACTACAGGTATCATCTCAGGAGGAGATATTAAGCCTTATGGTTTGTTTAGTTTTCCATCTGGAGTTGGAGTCAGTGGTTACTTCCTAACAACAAACGCAGATGGAACTACCGATTGGACACAGGTAAAAGCTGGAGTTAGTCTTGGTAGAATTTATTACATGGCTGGAGTGTAATGGCAGCTAAAATTCTGGGTCAAACATTTATCACTGGAAGCGGTTACACAACTGTGTATACCGTTCCTTCTGGATATGAAGCGTCTTTTACAGTGTCATTTGTAAATATTGGTACTGCAGTAACTGGCGTCCCAGCTGGATTTGCAGTTACTGATTCTGGTGTCAGCACACCGAGTGACCAACATTGGCTGGAATACGGAACAATTCTTGAATCAGGACAAGTTCTTGAGCGTACTGCGTTAGTTGCTCAAGCTTATAAAAATGTCGTAGCGTATTCTGATAGTAGTGGTTTGGCAGTTTCTGTTTACGGTTACGAGGAGGCAGCAAGCTAATGGGACGCAATGCACCGGAGAAAGAATCTGAAATTGTTTTCTGTAAAAATCAAAAGAATAGTGATTTTGATGCAGATAGTGAAAGCTTTAGTTTCAATAATTCGTTACAAGTTAAAAGCGGTGTAGTAACAGCAGATATTAGAAATGCTGGGCCTAGTGGGTGGATTACTTTACCTGGAATTCTTACTTATGTAACAGACGACAAAACAGCTCATATTAATTTTGATCCTGTAAGGAATAATCCCGGTGGAACCTCTAATGGAAGAATTGTTTTGCAACCCTTTTATGTTTATGGCGAGAACCGTAGCAAATATTCTAGTACGAGCCTAGATCAGCCTCCGAAAATAACTGGAATTTCTCTTACGGAGGTAACAATTTCCTCAAATGCTTATTATGAAAAGCTAGATAATTCTGGTGGTGTTTTATTGACAAATGGTAGGTGGGACACTGCACGAGGAAGTGGATATCAAGTCTTTCTTCAAAGAATGACGTTAACGAACACAGGAGTTGTTCTTGGGAGCACCGAAGTTATTCCAGACACTGTAAATATTGCGGCCGCTGGAACCGCAACAGGAAATACAGTACGGTTTACCTTTCCGTCTATTGTTTCTGACCCAACTTATACAGGGGATACAAAAAGGGTTTTAGTTGGTTACTTAGGTGCGTCAGGCGCAACAAGCGGACAATTGTGCGCTCGTTTAGCAGAAATTAACGGCGAAACAATTACATACGGAGATCCTGTTGTAATTAGATCAACATTAAGTAGTGGAACATTCCGCCAATCTATTGATGTTACATACCACGCGTCTGGAGAAGGAGCAGGTTGCTTCGTCATTGCAACTGCAGTTGACCCAGGTAGTTTATCAGTCAAACACAGTACAAGCGGAGAAATTATTGCTTGTAATCCAGCAAGTGGTTTAGTGCTTGCGGGTTCTTTTGGAACTCCTGTACCATTTGCAAGTGGAACTACTTCTGGATCTGCCACACAACTTAGTTGTGTTAAATGCGCGGCATTGAATATAACAGATTCCGGCGCTGGTGAACCTTCTATTGGTTATGTTTACTCTGTTCAAGGACGGACATCTTCAACGGCAACTGGCGTTAACGTTATTCAAAAATATTTTGTCAGCGGAACAACGATTACAACAGGAAGTACAGCTCAAATTAGTTACGGTCAGGCAACCTCGAGAAAATGGGGTACCCATATTGACATGTCTGGCACAAACGCTAGATATGTTCCTCGTCTTACTTTTACATCTCCAATTGCGCGATCAAATAATTCTGGAGTTGTAACAATTACAACTGTTATGGGAACAGGTGTTAACGCATATACCAGCACTGCTGGTAGTGGCGTCTTAGCAATTTATCAAGTTCTTGCAGATAGCGGAACTTTTGCATTTAATTCTTCCAGACATGTTGATCTTATTAGTAACAACAATGGAGGAGAAGGTAGAAGTCAAGGCCCTTACGTAATATCTGGAAATCCATATAATTCTATTTATTTTTCTTACTTTAGATTAAGTCCACATCAAGGCGGTCTTGGAAATGGATTATGCCTTGAGCTTGGTCAGCCACTTTCAGGAAGTTCCCCCACAGTCAGCGGAAATGTAAGTATTTGTATGCTTACAACGGGAGATTATTATGAAAGTGGCATAAGAACAAGCCAACGAAGTTATAACAATGTTGCTGAAACATACGGAACTTTTCCAAATTATCCATATGTTGTTACTCTAATTAAGGGAGACAGTAGCACGACCTTAAGATTACTTGATTTTGGAACAAGCGGAGAACGCTGGCGCAATGCTGGACATGAATTTTATGAATACATTAGTGGA